GCTGGCTGCCATAAATCAAGGGGCAAATATATAGTAACAGGAGGCGAAAAAGCCGTGAGTGTGATTCTACTGCTGGCGGCGATGGTGTGCCTTGCTTGCCTGTTTGTCGATAAGCGATAATATGCTACCACTTTCAGAAAATTTTTTCTGAGATTCAGCCCATATTTCATAGTATTTCATATTGCATCGGTGCTATACTGCAAGTGGATATTTACAGCCTGACGGGTTATCTCGTCGGGCATTTTTTATGCAATAAATAGGGGGACGCTGCTGGCTTCTGCCACACTTGCGGCGTGGGGTGCGCAGAAGGCGGGAGCTGCGCGGTAAAGATACTATGCGAAAAGGATGTGGTGACATGGGTAAGTTGCACGAGCGCTACCTCGTACCCACCGTTTTCTGTATTCGATAGCAAACAAGGCTATTGGCAGGATCGGAAGCGCGAATGGAAAGCAATCGGTCTACAAAGCGAAGTTGGGCGCGACAATGCTCTGCTTGGAAACGGAATGCTGGAGCTTGCGCAAAAGCACGGCATGAGCCTTACCGGAACGAGCATTTTTGACCCTGTTCTGTGCGAGGTCATATACAACTGGTTCTCGCCAAAGGGCGGAATCGTGTATGACCCATTTGCAGGCGGTTCTGTTCGCGGGGTTGTTGCTGAAATGCTGGAACGGCATTATATAGGCATTGACCTCTCGCAGGAGCAGGTGGATGCGAACCAGATGAACGCAGACAAGCTGGGTGTGACTCCGGCATGGCACTGCGACGACAGTAGAAATGCAGACCAATACATACCAGACGGAAGTGCCGATCTGGTTTTTTCGTGTCCTCCATACCACAACTTGGAGAAATACAGCGACCATCCGCTCGACCTCTCCAACATGAATTATTCCGATTTTCTGGAAGCATACAGCGACATTATTTCCCTGTCATGCCGGAAGCTGAAAGAAAATCGGTTCGCCGTGTTTGTGGTTGGTGACATTCGGGACAGTAAAGGCGCGTATAGGGACTTCGTAAGCACAACGAAGCGCCTTTTCAGAGAGAATGACCTTTGCCTGTATAACGAGAGCATCCTGCTCGAACAGTACGGGACAGCGCCAATGAGGGCGAGCTTGGTTTTTGGCTCGCGCCGAAAAACGGTGAAAGTACACCAGAACGTGCTGATTTTCTACAAGGGCAACATCAAGGCTATTCCTGATGTGTTCGACAACGACTTCCGATGGGCTGACTTGCAGCGTTTTCAGTAGAAAGAGGGTGATGATGTGGGAAGAGCAAGAAAATTCGGCAGTGCAGCTGCGCTTGAAAAGGCATGGGGAGAATACAAAGCGTACTGTGACAGCAAGACCGTTGCCACAACGGCATTTTCACCGAGAAACGGTGTATTTGTTACACAAGAAGTTCCCCACCCCATCACCTACACAATCAAAGGCTTCTGCGCTTACGTCGGCATGACTGAGGCAGCATTTTACGATTTATACAATAAGGATGAAAAACTTGAGTTGGTCATCGCGCGTATGAAACAGGACTGCGAGATTGATGCACGAGAGAAGTTTGAAAACGGCACGATTGACTCACGCCTCGCCGGTCTTTGGATGTCTCACTACGGGTACACGACAAAGACAGACACGGAAGTCAAGTCAAACGTCGGTGTGACAATCATCGACGATTTCGGAGATGATGACGAGTGAGCGAAGTACGGCTTTCGAGCCTTATTGCAAAGCCGTTCATCCCTGTTCATCGCGATATCAAGCACGGAGGGCACAGCGAATATTGGCTTGATGGTGGGCGCGGCTCGCTGAAATCCTCATTCATCTCCATAGAGGTAATCCTGCTGCTGATTCAGAATCCGCTGATGCACGCGATAATCTACAGGCGCGTTGGCAATACGCTGCGAGAATCGGTCTATGAGCAGATTATCTGGGCAATTGACATGCTTGGGCTGCACGAACAGTTCCAGTATCGTGTTTCGCCGCTTGAAATCCGCTACAAGGAAACCGGACAGCGCATTATTTTCAGAGGCGCAGATGACCCGATGAAATCCAAGTCGATTAAGATTTCCTTCGGTTACTTCGGCATTCTGTGGTTCGAGGAGCTTGCGGAGTTCGCGGGGATGGATGATATTCGCACTATCAAAGCATCCATCATCCGAGGCGGCGACCGCTCTTATACCTTTTACAGTTACAATCCGCCGCAGACTGCTCGCAACTGGGTGAATAAAGAAGCGCTCATCCCCAAAACAACCCGTCTGGTGCACCACAGCACCTATCTGGGCGCGCCTCCGGAGTGGCTGGGCAAAGAGTTCATTGCCGAAGCGGAAGCCCTCAGAAAGGCAAATGAACGCGCCTATCGCCATATGTATCTGGGCGAAGTGACCGGCACTGGCGGTCAGGTCTTTACCAATCTCGTGATCCGTGCAATTCCGGACGATGAGCTTGATAGATACGGACGGCGTTATAACGGTCTCGACTTCGGCTTTGCGGTCGATCCGGATGCCTATGTGCGCTGGACGTATGATTCAAGGCTACGGAAGATTCTCGCGGTCGATGAGTTCTATGGCTCTGGCAACTCAATGAGCAGACTTTCTGGTGAGGTTGGTAAGCGTGCAGGTCGTGATGTTATTCGTTGCGACAGCGCAGACCCACGAATGATTTCGGAGCTGTGTTCAAGCGGTGTGCTTGCGATTGGCGTGAAGAAAGGGGCGGGCAGTGTTGAGCATGGTATGCGCTGGCTACAAAGCCTCGCCGAAATCGTCATCGACCCGAAGCGCACACCCAATATCGCCAAGGAGTTCTCAGCTTACGAATACGAAACCGACAAGAACGGCGACTTTTTACCATCCTATCCCGATAGAGATAACCACACAATTGACGCTACCCGTTACTCGCTGGAAGAAGAAATGGCGAAGGGTATCGTTAAGGCGGTCAGGAGGTTGAGATAATGTGCAAACATATATGGAAAACAGCAGGCAGCCTGCGCGTGTGTCCGCGCTGTGGGCTGACTGTCAGCCTGTTTGACGGCAAGGTGATGCTTGACAAGGCACTACCAAAGGTGCTGAACAGGAAGAAGGGCGGCAAATGAGAGACACTTTGTTGAAGAAAAGCCCGGTCAGGTGCAAAAAGCAGAAATACCCGGATTACACAGCCGAGGTAGAAGCACTGGATGCAGGCGGCATTACGGACGAGCTGCTGCGGCGCATCATCAGGAAGCACCGGTATAACGCTGAATATAACAAGAGCCTGATTGAACGATATGAAGCGCTGGCAGAAGGCGTTCCGATATTTGACCGCGAGCCGCGCTTTAGTGATGGCGAAGATGCAATCAACCACAAGCTCAACAACGACTTTTTTTCCGAGATTGTGGACTTCAAGACAGGCTACTTTGCTGGAAACCCTATCGGCTACAGCTACAGCGACACCGAAGAAAGCATGAAGGACACCGGCGAAGCTGGCGACAGCAAGAGTGAACAGGAAGCAGCCCGCGACGCGGCAAGCAAGGCAATCACGGACTTTGTGACGCGCTCCAACATGTTTGACATTGACATGGAATGCACGAAGTTTGCAGCCATTTGTGGCTATGCTGGGCGGCTTTTCTACATAGACGAGGACGGCAACGAGCGTGTGATGGTCGTGCCTCCGAATGAGTGCATTATCCTCTCCAAGACGCGCGACATCACGCAGCCGACATTCGGGGTGCGCTACTACACCATCAAGGACATCAACGACAATGATATTGTCAAGGCAGAGTATTACGACAGCAACAGAATCTACTACTACGAGGGTACCAGCGTGAGCAGTTTGACGCTCATCCGGCAGGAAGTGAACCTTTTTGACGGATGCCCGCTCCAAGGAATCCCAAACAACCTTGAAATGAAGGGAGACGCAGAGAAGGTTCTGACGCTGATTGACGCATACGACCGTGCGCTCTCCGACAACTCGAACGAAGCTGATGCGTTCGCAAACGCATATATGGTGTATGAGAATGTCGATGTGGACGAGGAAGAAGCGAGAAAGTCGCAGGTCAGCGGAGCAATACAGTTCTTCTCGCCTGACGGCAAGGGCAAGGTGTACTTTCTGACAAAGGACATCAACGACGGCTTTATTGAGCACCACCTTGACCGGCTGGAAGATAACATCTACCGATTCTCCAAAACTCCTAACATGGAAGATGAAGCGTTTGGCACAGCAAGCGGAATCAGCCTGAAGTTCAAGCTGACAGGGCTTGAGACAAAGTGTGGCATGTTTGAGGCAAAGATGATGTCGGCGGGGACGTACATGTTCACGCTGCTGGCAAAGTGCTGGGCGAAGAAAACAATCAAGATTGACCCGCTGCAATGCGTCATGAGCTTCAAGCGCAACTTCCCGCTCGACCTTCTTAGCGAGGCACAGGCGGTGCAGGCTCTTATTGCTGCCGGTCTGCCAAAGCGTGTTGCCTTCGACGTTGCCCTCTCCTGCGTCGATGATGTTGACTGGGTGATGCAGCAGATCGAAGAAGAAAAGACTGATATACAGATTCCATCACTTACTGATGGCGAGGAGGAATAATGAATCTTGATGTACTTGTGATGATAAAGAAAGATGGCTTGGTCATCAATCGCTTTGGAAGTAAAGGTACGAGCACGTCAGATGATAAAACAGCAATCCTTGGCTTTGCTGTTCTTGATGTATCTGTGCTGGCATGATGAATGTACTTATGGAGGATAATGATATGGCGTATGAAAAACAGAATTTTAAGGGTGGAAATATCCTAAAGGCTGAACAGCTGAATCACATGGAGGACGGCATTGCAAAGCTCGAAACCAGCGTGACGAATATGGACACGCGCGTTACTGCGCTGGAAGGCGCGGGGAGCGGTAGCGGTTATCCTTTGCCAAGGTATTTCGTTCACGACCACGTAGATTATAGCATAGCGTTGCCTGACGCTACCTATGATTCGGATAATGGTCAAATCTACACGAACGTTATACCGTATGGTATGTCACTTAGCGATTATGGTAGCGGTCTGTCTCCCACTGGTATGCAGGTTGTCATGGTGGTTCCCGATGCCACGAGAACTTCAACAGGCACTATGCCAACGATGATTTCAGTCAGTGACGTTGAATTAAGCAGTAACAAAAAATCTGTGACTTTCAATTTGCGCGTTTATTGGAGATATGAAGATAACAGCAAACCATTTGTCAAACCAAACACCTTAGGTATCAGATGTGTTTGTTTGTATATGCTCTCCTGATAGACGCAATAACGTCTACTGTTTAACCGCACAAAAAAGCCCCTCTTAGCGTCTCGCGCCGATCCACTTCAAGGACGCGGACGGCAATCACGGGCGGTTCTATGAAGGCACGCTGCATGAACTCAGCTGGCTGGCGGGAATGGCGTTCTAACCAAGATTGGCGGTGCATCGTTCTATCCATCAGGGACATTTACAATACCAGCAAATTCATTTTTTTATTTAGTGGCACAGGGCGCCACTTCATTTATTGTTCCCGACACTATTGAAGTAGATAAAGATACATATAAAAGAATCATTGTGATTCCAAGGTATGTATCGTCGTATGTTACCGGTACGAGTGTTAATTTTCTTCTTACTGGCAACTGCTACAAAAACGATACGACTCCAATCACCACAACCCCGGCAGGAAAGCCGTACACTTTTAGATATAATTTAGCGGCTTTCAATCCGACAAACAATAGTATAGAAGTTAGTTCGGCAGGTTGGCATGTGGATGTTGATTTCTATTGTAATTTGCCCATTTAAACTGGCAACGGGTAATCTATGACGTGATAAAAGATACATGATTGGGGTTGATACAAATGGCGTATGAAAAACAGAATTTTAAGGATGGAAATACCCTAAAGGCTGAACAGCTGAATCACATGGAGGACGGCATTGCAAAGCTCGAAACCAGCATGATTACCGCCGAAGACCCGGCAGATACCGAAGATGTCCAGTCTTACGTAGAATCCATCCTGAAATCCATTGAGGACAAGGGAAATGGGTTGCTTGCGCTGCTTCAGAAGAAGGGCGACGAAATTCTGGACGCATCCGCACAGACGGGCGGTAATACGGATGTTGTGTACTGCTGGGGCGACAGCCTGACGGAGGGCGTCGGCGGGGACGTTGCAACGCAGGAAAGTATCCAGCGATTTATCGTGAGCGCATACCCCGATGTGGTGGCGAGAACGTATCCTTGCGTCAATCTTGGATGTCGCGGGGAAACGATTCAGACAATTATGGCGCGTCAGGGTTCTGACCCGATGGTGGTCGGCGGCTTCACGATTCCGGCATCAGCGGATGAAAACGTCATCGTCGGCTACCTGCGCGGCAGATACTACGATAGCAACCACCTTGGGCTTGCGACGCAATCCGGGGATGTGGCACAGCCATTGAAGGAAACCGAAGCGGGCGTGAATCCTTGTGTTATCGCAGGGGTCGAGGGTATCTTGTACCGCGATTATACTGCTGATTCGGACGGACGCTATGCGTACCGCTTCCATCGCTTGAAAGACGGAGAAGCGACCGTTGTGCCGTCAAACACGCAGATTGAGACGTATGCCATGCGCAACTATCGAAATGGCGTTGCCGTTATCTGGATGGGCGCGAATGGCGCGGTCAATTCGCACACGGCGTATATCCAAAAGCTGAAAGACATGATTACATACGGCAATTACAAAAACTATATTGTTGTGATTGCGCGTGAGTACATCAAGCAGTGGGTTTTTGAGGATACGAACAGCATTGCAAAGGCGTTGACGGACGAGAATGGGACGTGCCATCTGCTCTATCTGCCGGATGAGCTTGTGCGACGTGGCTACACGCTGGCAGGCGTCGCCGCAAGCGCGAATGTGCCGGACACATCTGCGTGGACAACGACGGATGCCATCAAGAAGAATGCGCCGCTGCTGATGTATTCCTCCGGCGGCAACACGGAGGACAAGTTCGATACGCTTCACTTTTCCGCATATGGATACAAAGCCATTGGCAAGATGGTTGTGGAGAAGCTGGGACAGCTTCTTGCTACGCAGTCGAGCAGCGGCGACGACAGCAAGCCTACCGATGTTGGCTACGTTAAAGATGGCGAGGACGATTTCGGCGCATACGCCTTCAAGCTGACACGAGCGAAAACGGGAACGGGCAGCATCTTCAATACGGGCTACAAGCCGCATGACGTAGAGAAAAACTGGACGATTGCGTGCCGCTTCGCGGACAACATGGTCACAACGACGGAAGCCGGTACACTTGGCTGCATCTTTGAATCTCGGAAACACTTTTCTGGCGCAGAAAGCAAGAAAGACACCGTGGCTTATTTACGCCGGACAACGAACACCGATGGCAGCTATTCGTATTCTCTCGGCGGTGGCTTCGGTGCATTCTCTTTCCATCCGGAGCAGTCCAGCGGCTATGTTGCGCCGACAGACGGCTATCATGATGCAATCATCCGCAAAGAGGGCGGACTTTACACGTTCTGGATGGATTGCGGCAAGGCGTACAACTCAGCGCTTGATTATACGATTCCCGCCGACCACTACACGGACGAGCCGCTTTATCTCTTCGGGCGCGTCGAAAACGGAAACACCTATCAGATTATGACTGGCGAGATTAAAGATTTCCGTATCTATGAGACAGCACTGAATGACGCGCAAATTTCGACATTATGCCAAGCGATGAAAGGGTGAGTAGCATGGCAAAAATAAAAACACTGTATCAGAACGGGCAGCAGATTATGCCTGTTACGCATCCTAAGGCGGTCATGGATGATGACGGTGAAACGCTTGAAGCAAAACTTTCCAAAATCAACAAGCGTTTGGAAGCCTGCGGAAACGGCGGCAGTATGAGCGGACAACTTGTCGGAAGCGCATCTGGTACGTCTGTGTCTGTCTCGGACGCGCTCGCCGCTCCCCTGATGGGATTGCGCGTCTGGGGCAAAAGCACGCAGGACGGCGTGCCGACCCCGACCGCGCCCGTGCCGATTGTCAGCGCGGGTGATGGCGGAACGGTGGTGGTCACGGTGTCGGACGGCGCGAACAATTCGCAGACGCTGACGCTGCAAACGCCGAACGCGCTGCCGGGCATCCCGGTCACATCCGGCGGGAACTACACGGATGTAAGCGGGCAGCAGTGGGTGTGCGATGAGGTGGACTTGGCGCGCGGGGTGCATGTGCAGCGGGTCACAAAAATCAAGGTAACATCTAATAAAGGCTGGGTCAAAACAGGAACGAATGTTGACCGATACTTCGCGGATTTCAAAACTGCGAATTCGTTGGGAGCCCTTGGTCTTTGCACGCATTTCACTCGTTCGAAAAGCAACGAAGAGGTAGGCGGAATTGCTCTCAATGCCACCAACCAAGTTATGGCTTTTGCTTACGCTGGAAAGGACACGTCAACAATCGATGACTTCAAAGCATTCCTTGACGCGAACGAGGTATATGTCTGGGCAATACTCAAATCCCCCCTCGAAACCCCGCTCGCCCCTGCCGAAATCGCCGCATACAAAGCGCTGACCACCTACGCCCCGACGACCGTCATTAGCGTGAGCGGCGGCGCGGGCGCGACGGTGACGTATCAACGCGATGCCATCCTTGTGATTAAGCGCTTGGAGGAAGCAATTGCGTCTACGGCGGCAGTGAGTAGCTTATCTATGTAGCATGGATAACGAGGAATCATAATTGTTTGGAGGTGATACGGCGTGGCGAAAGACCTTGACTACTATCTGGCGCAGGCACGCCGTATTGCCGAGCATCGGGAGGAAGGGGCAGAAGAAGCCATTCGCAAGGAGTTCAGGAAGCTGCTCAAAGACCTGAAATCCTACATTGCTGATGTACATGAAAAGTATGCGGCAGGCGATGGCTCTCTGTCCTTTTCCGATCTACAAAAGGCAAGCTATGATGCCCGCTTCCTTGAAGAAATCGAGAAGCGCGTATCCGTTGCTACGCCCAAAGTGGCAAAGGAGTTGCACCAACTTGTAAACGATACTTACGAGCTGAGCTACAAGAGCATGATTGAGGGCGTTGATAAAGTCATGGCAGGTGCTGGTCTTGACGAAACGTTTGCCGATGCTTTGGCAATCACACCAGAGCAGATCAGGAAGGTAGTCAAGAATCCAATCATGGAAGTCGCGCTCGAAAAGAACCACCGGGACATCGTGTACGACATCAAGCAGGCAGTTGCAGTCGGACTGATGAACGGCGACCGGTACGCCACGATTGCCCAGAAAATCAATGTCGCACTGGATAAAGAGAACGGCTTATATAAGAACGCCATGCGGATTGCCCGCACGGAAGCACACCGCGTCCGAGAAGCAGGAAACAAGGATGCTGCTGAATCTGTAGATAAGGAACTACAGAAAGGCACAACGGGAATGCGCATGTGCAAGACGTGGCATACCATGAAGGACGAGCGTGTGCGCCCACAACGCCGCCGGAGGGGGAAAAAGGGCTGGTCTACCAAGATGGGCAATGGCGCAAACCACATGAAGCTGGAAGGGCAGACGGTGCTCGCTGATGAACCGTTCGACCTTCTCGATGGCAACAAAGCCGATGCGCCGGGGCAGAGCGGCATTGCTGGGCATGACATCAACTGCCGGTGCTATGTGTCCTATGAGATGATGAACGATGCGGAGTTTTTCGCGAAGACGGGAAAACATTTTCCAGGGTCGCCTGCCGTATTGGAAGAGCAGACGCTCAAAAAAGAAATGACGCTGATTGGCGAACAAGGTAAGCTGAAAGCGGACTACAATGCTGTTGAAAATGAAATGCAGCAGCTTGATTCAAAACAGTTTGCGAACATCTGGAAGAATCCGGTCTCTGCGAAGGATTATGAAGCACTGAAAGAGCGCCTTCCTGCAAAGAAAGCATATTTTCAAGCAAACAACAAGACGGACATGCTGGCACTTTGCGATGAATTTGAGAAAACGGGAAAAAAATACGCACTCGCAAAGGACAAGCTCACAACGATTGAGAAGTCATTGGATAGTGTTTCGGATAATCTCAAAGCCACAAGACTTGAGTTGATGAAGGTTCGCGGCATTGACCCGAAGAAAATGCAGGAAGACATTGACGACCTGACGAAAAAAATAACGAATCTCAAATCGCCAGTCATGAAAAAGGTCTCAATGGGCACAAAAGTCAAGAACTATGACCAGAAGCAGCTCAAAGATGCGTTGAAGGTCATCCTTCCTAATTCAGATGATGGTGAACTTGACGCCATTCTGAAAAAGTACGCTGATTCCACAATCAAGGGTCTTGTTGATGGTAGCACATACTTCTCATCTACCAAAACCGCGTTCAAGAAGAAGCTCGAAAGTCTTGCTGCAGTCCCCTCTGGTGATCCTTCGGAGATTAAGAGGCTGGAGAAACTCCTGAACGACAAAGCTGATGAACTTGCTAAAATCAAGAAGCGATACGGACTTGAACTGGATGATAAATTCTCCAAGGAACGAAAGGACAAGGCATACTGGTTCACTGGTGCCGACGCAAAGCCTCGTGCGGATAAGGTGCTGCGCCCTGATACCGGTGCTGTATGGCAAGCTGCACGGGCGGAAGAACGCAAGGCTGCATTCGAGTATACAGCTGGGAGCGGTTCTTTTAACCGCCCTCTGCGCGGCTATGATGGCTCTTGGCACAACTTCAAAGGGGCGGGCAACGTTGACCTTAACAATGAGGGAAACGGCGAAGGCATTAAGCAATTGACAAACCTCATCAACAAGAGCAAGTACGATTTCGACATCTGGCTTCAGCGTGGTATTGAAAGTGATTCTGGTGCAGCCGCATTCCTTGGTATCCCGGAAAAAATGTTAGATTACTCCGAAGATGAACTGAAACTGAAACTTCTTAACAAAGGTATAACGGATGATGCGTTTGTTTCTACGGCAGCGGCAAAGGGCAGCGGATTCTCCGGTCGCTTGATTCTTAACATCTATGCGCCAAAGGGTACAAAGATGATCTATGCTGAACCGTTTTCAAAATACGGGAGCGGAGCAGAACTAAACTGGGATGGTAAGACAGGGCAGAGCAGTTTCGGTAGTGAGTTCGAGGTTATACTGCAAAGAGGCACGAAATTTAGAATCACTAAGGTTAAAAAGTCCGGAAGCCGGATTTATGTTGATGTTGACATTGTTGGTCAGTAACGGAGTTGCAATTATCGCGGAAACGTGGTAGAATATATTATCCATTTATGGGAGGGGCATTGTCATGGACAGAGACGAAGTCTTCCGCACACGGGAACCTGATAGTGACATCCAGTGTAGAAATTGCAAATTTCGGCTCAGCACCATTGAGGTGAGAGGCGAGAAGGTTGAAAGGTATAAGTTTTGCACATGCCATGCTTTCGAGAATAAACCGGATGAAGTTCTCTGGGAAGGTGGCAAGTGTGAGCTTTACCAGCCTGAATAACATACATTAGCGCTTTGCAGAGATGCGGAGCGCTTTTCTGTTGGAAATAAAGGGCTGAATTCATTCAGTCCTTTTTGTATGTTTCCTTTTCGACCGTCTATGGAGGTAGACAGTATGGCGAATCCCAACTTCTCCCCTACTTACTCGACGAACGAAATCTGGCGAGATACGAGCAGAAACCGTTGCTTGACTGATGACCTTGATGCCATCGAAAGTGACATTGAAACACTGGAAACGGGCAAAGCTGACGCTGACCATACTCACACGGGTTACGCGGCGGCGAATCACAGTCACAGTTACAACGACCTGACGAATAAACCAACGATTCCCACCATCCCTTCGTCGCTTCCGGCGAACGGTGGTAACGCCGACACAGTAGATGGAAAACATGCTGCGGAGTTCGCAGCGGCGGGACATTCGCATACTGACTATGCTCCCAAGAGCCACACGCACGCTGGTTTCGCTGCCGCGAACCATACGCACACGGAATACGCAGCAGCCAGTCATACGCACAGCGGCTATGCAGCCACAAACCACACGCATACGGGGTATGCCGCTTCTGGTCACACGCACAGCTACAATGACCTGACCAATAAGCCCACCATTCCGAGTATTCCTGCTTCCCTCCCTGCAAACGGTGGCAATGCAGACACGTTGGATGGGAAACATGCTTCTGCATTTGCATCGGCAGCACATGTTCACGGCACTACGCCTGTGACAGAGGCGAACACCAATCTGAACGATTACGCGGTTGCAGGGGTCTATTCATTCTCCGTTGCGAATCAGCCCGTCAACAGACCTTCCGGGACTTCCAACGGCTGGCTGGTTGTCGTTCCGTGGACGAGCAACCCGACGACGCAGACGGTCAAGCAGTTCTGGCTCAGGCACGGCGGCATCAACTCAACCGACCACGAGGTATACACCCGCACAAAGATCGGCGATTACGGCTGGAGTTCTTGGGCGAAGGTCATCACATCGAAAGATATGACGATTACCAAAGACAATGGCGATGTGTATGTGTCGTGGACGGGTCAGGATGTCGTCGCAAAGCTGACCGCGCTTGCTCCAGGCATGTATACTGCCTATTCACGAGGTGGCACATCGGCAGGAACGACCAATGCGCCGAACGGCACGGAGGGCTTCCGTTACATCATCCACAAGACTGGTGAAAACACCACGAATTATGGATGGGTGCTTGCGTTCGGCACGTCTGGTTCCGTTTATGCAGGGTATCACGACGCTGGAACATGGCGCGGATGGCGAGCACTCTACAAAGGACTGCCCGACCTTCTGTGGAGCGGTGTTTACTATATGAGTGCCAGCCAAACTGTCACGCCAACTAAGAAGCTGTCGGAGTGCAGAACAGGCTGGATGCTGCTGTGGAGCGACTACGATGCCAGCACCGGCACGGCGAATGATGGTGATTTCGTAACAACCATCATCCCGAAATTGAATCCTTCTGGCGGAACGTGGGCTGGCAAGTCGTTCTATTGCGATGTTCCGAGGTACATCGGTGCGAATCAGTCTGACGTGGCGACGGAAAGCCGGATTATCAAGATGATTTATGTCCATGACAACAAGATTGTCGGTCATGCAGCAAACAACCAAGGTGTCCGCTCAGACGTTGTTCTGCGGGCAGTGTATGAAGTCTGACCATCTCCCGACTTCCAAAAGGAAGGAAACAGAATGCTGGATGTTATCGTCCGAATCATCAGAAAGGGGATGAATGCTGAGATGGCTGTTGTAAGGCTGCCGGACATCACCGAAGAAGACGAAGGCAAGATTCTGATGGTGAAGAACGGATTGCCTGCATGGGGCAAAATGCCCATTCAGTACATCGAAAGCAAAAGCAACACGCCGGACGAGATAGTCGTACTGCGCGATCTGGAAGGCGGCAGTTACGTTCTAAATGGAACTTTCACGCCTTATGCAGGTTCAGGACGCTATCTGAAATTTACCAGCGACATCATTGTGAACGTGGTCAAGGGGACGCTCGGCGGAGTGCCTACTTCACACTTGCAGGTATTCTATCCGCTGAACAACGTTGTCCAGTTCCTCAACATTACCGACGAAAGCTACAGCCGTACCGATGTAAAGCTGAATGAATTGTTGGAGCGTGTAGCGGCTCTGGAAGCTGCAAGCACCACCTAATCGCGTTTCTTGCGCCCATCAAGGGCGAGGGAAAATACATCATCGGAGGTTGTAGCATGAAACGAATTCGGTACCCGTGCAGGAGGAAGTAGCAATGGGCGAAAACGTTGAAGTCATTGACAACTTGGACAGCCACGATTTTTCTGCTGCCCTTTCCGCGAATCAAGGTCGCGTGTTGCGCGAGATGATTGAGGACACGACGACCGACACCGACATCGACGCAATTTTTGCATAAAGGAGAATGAATCATGAGCAAGCTCGTTAATCTGACCGGTCTTACCCGCTTCTGGACAAAGGCGAAGGACTACATCGACACAGCGCTGAATGGCAAGGTAGACAAGGTCTCCGGCAAGGGGCTTTCCACCAATGACCTGACCGCGACGCTGAAAGGCAACTACGACGCAGCATATACCCACAGCAATAACAACGCTGTCCATGTGACCGCCGCCCAGAAGACCGCGTGGGACGCAAAAGCGGACGGTGACCATAACCACAATGGGACATATGCGCTTGCTTCCCATTCTCACGCCTATTCCGACTTGACTGGCAGACCCACAATCCCCACGAAGGTCTCTCAGCTGACGGATGCTGCCGACTACGTCAAGAAGACGGACATTACTGGTGTTTACAAGTACAAGGGTTCTGTCGCCAACGTTGGCGCGCTACCCACCACAAACGTTGCGGAGGGCGACGTGTATAATGTCGAGGCGGACGGCGGCAACTACGCATGGACTGGGGAGGCGTGGGATGCGCTGGGCGGCACTGTTGCCATCGAGACGGCGACGAATGCAGAAATTGATGCCATCTTCGCCTGATCGGAGGGATGAAGCATGACTTTCATTACCCTTGAAGGACTGCGCCGGTTCTGGCAGAACGTCAGTCAACGTGCGAACGCCATTTATACGGCGGCGTCGTCGGATGGCGTGTCTTATACAGTGACAATTCCGGGCATTACGGAACTGAAACATGGCATGAGAATCACCATCAGCCCCGCTCTGAACTCAGCATCAGCAAGTCCTACTCTGAACGTGAATCGGTTGGGCGCGCACGGCATTCGGCTTCCGCTTACGTTCAACAATGTGGCTTCTGCGACACCGAGCCTTGCGACCTTCTATTCCGCAGGCAAACCGCTGCTCCTGATGTATGATGCAACTTATGCAGGCGGCGTTTGGAAGGCGATGGAGAAGCCCCGCGTATCTGCACAGGACTTATACGGTGTAACCCCTATCGAGAGCGGCGGTACTGGGGCTGACAATGCGGCAGATGCGCTGACGAATCTCGGAGCGGCAAGCAAAGAATCGCTGGACGCGCTTGTAGCGCGTGTTGCGGCGCTCGAATCCAAGTAATACCAAAGGCATCATTTTCGTGAGGTCGCGAAAATGGTGCCTTTTCTATGCGGCTGTGGCGCAACGGTAGCGCAACGGACTTATAATCCGTGTGTCGTGGGTTCGACTCCTACCAGCCGTACCACCACGGGCGAAAGCCCGTGGCTTCATTGGGTGCCCTCCTTTCCTATAAGCCGTAGCCCGTAAAAGCGGCTCTGCTTGGCTTGCTGACGCACGTCAGGCAGCCCCAGCGCAATTCTGGTTGGGCATCAAACTTTGGTGGACGCAGCGACGCGAACTCGGAATGTGGGCGCGTACCTGTGGACTCATATATATCATGTGGGCTGTATGTTTCCGACATCAATGACGGGAACATGTGGAACTCAAACGAGGAGGAAAACAACATGGCAGAAGCAGCAACGACCATCACTTCCCCAGCGACTGGAACTCCCGCAGCGGAGCAGCATACCAACACGGCAGCAAGCACGCCTGCGGCAGAACAACAGCAGCCAGTCGAAAACAAGGGCAGCAACATCGAGGAGGTGATTCAGAAGGCAGTTGACCGTGCGACCAATAAGCTCGGCAACGAAAACAAGAAGCTGCGCGGCGAAATCGAAACGCTCAAAAAGGCAAACATGGACGCGGACGAATTGAAGAATTTTGAGCTTTCAGAAAAGGAAAAGGAAATCGCCGAACGCGAGAAGGCACTTCTCGAAAAGGAAAACCGCCTGATTGCTATCAAGGAAATCAAGGCAGCCGGTCTGGATGACGGCAGTGACACATCTCTTGCGATTGTTGATTTCGTTATAGCCGAGGACGAGACAGCAATCAAAGAGCGAGTCAAGTCGTTTGATGCCCTTGTGAAACGCATTGTGAAGTCGCAGGTTGATGCTGTTTTCAAGACCAATGGGAGAACTCCCGGCGTTGGTACTGATACCGCAGCGGATGCTGGCGGCAAGAATGAAAACATTGCTGTTCGCATGGGCAAGAATGCGGCGGCAACCAACCAGAAGTCTCGGTCTATTCTCGACGCTTATCTTGGAGGTAAATAACATGAAATATACCACGAACGCAGTAACTCGCTCCAACGAGATTCTGCACAATGACCACTATGTCGCCATTCCCTACAATTGCTCTGCGATTGATGCGAACAGCGATGGCGTTATCCCTGCTGGTACGATTATTCCGAAGAATGATGCGACCGCTATCGGTGTTCTGCTGAATGATGTCGTGAAGGCTGAAAACCCCAACGGCACCGTCGTGATTCACGGCTTCATCAAGAAGTCCAAGTTACCCGTTGCCCCGGCGGGCACCGTGTCCATCCCCATGATTAAGTTCATGGACTAATCCTGAAACAAGGAGGAAAACAACATGAAATTGACTGACGTTTTTACCGCAGAAGCGATTGCTGCCAACTGGACGGAGGCTGCGAGCAACAAAGAGGCATATCTTGGGAGCGGCTTCTTTCCGGCGCAGAAGAAAGCCGGTCTTGACCTGAAATGGCTCAAAGGTCATAAGGGTCTGCCCGTTTCCCTGATGCCTTCCAACTTTGATGCGAAGTCTACCTTCCGTGACCGCGTTGGTATCTCCATTGCGGAAACCCAGATGCCCTTCTTCCGTGAGAGCATGTTGGTGAAGGAAGCGGATGAGCAGGAAATCATGCGCGTCAAGGATACGAACGACCCCTACGCTGCCTCTGTGCTGGAAAACATCTTCGATGACACCCGCACGCTGGTTGACGGCGCGAACGTAGTACCTGAGCGGATGATTATGCAGCTGCTTTCTCCTGTTGACGGCAGCATGGGAATTGAAGTCGCCGCAAACGGTGTCAACTATTCCTACAACTACGACCCGGACGGTTCGTGGAAGCAGAGCCACTTCATGAAAATCGAGACCGAAACGGACATGTGGAACGCAGCCGATACCTGCGACCCTCTGGACGACATCGAAGCGGCGCTGGATGCACAGCAGGCTGCTTCTGGCAACCGCCCTGAAGTCCTGCTGATGAGCAAGGCGACCTTTAAGTTGATGAAAAACAGCAAGAAGGTACAGAGCGGCGTGCTGGCGCAGAACGTGACTGCCAACGTTTTCTACACCGATAAGCTGGTGCAGAACTTCGTGGAGGAAGCGCTGAACGTCCGAATTGTCATCTACACCAAGATGTTCAAGAAGGAAGACGGCACTGCGCAGGCGTTCTATCCCGACAACATCGTCATGATGTTGCCTAACGGCGCAATCGGCAAGACGTGGTACGGTACTACGCCGGAGGAGCGCACGCTGGCTGGTTCTGGGCAGGCAAACGTCGCCATCGTCAACACCGGCGTATCTGTGAGCGTGACGATTACCAGCGATCCGGTCAACACCAAGACCACCGTCTCTGAAATCGTGCTGCCGTCTTTCGAGCGCATGGACGAATGCTATGCGCTTCAGGTGGTCAGCGAATAAGCAGAGAACGCAACAACATGAAAGGAGGGCGCTGAAATGCTCGTTTTTAACTATGCTGTGAAGTATTGCGGCAAGTATTACCCGGCAAATACTCCCATCGCGGATACCGCCCAGAAGCCCGCCAAGACCGCGCAGGATGCCTTTGCTGAAAAGGGCAAGGAAGAACCCAGCCCGAAGCCTGAGACCGCCCAGAATCCCGCGAGAGCCCGCAAGAAGGGTGATGCGTGATGAATGCTGACATCCTGCAAGCTGCTGGCATCACCGTTCATGAAGGCGACGCGCTTGCGCTGCTTCAAGCGGAAGCAGCATTGGATTGGATGCTGGAGCATACAACGCTGGAATTCAGCAAGGATGACGCGGAAAGCATCAAGGCGCTCCCAGCATGTGCGCGTCTGTTCGTGGTCAAATTCTCCGAAGCATTGAGCCTGCGGGAGGGTGTGGCAAGTCAGAGTATCGAAGGATTGAGCATGTCATTCAATTCGACAGACAAGGCGACGGTACTATGGCAGCTTGCCCATAGCTTGCTCGGAGGATACTTGAAATCGCAGGTGCGTGTTTTCCCTGCCAAGAGGCGGTGGTGACGCATGGGAATGAAGGTAAACTACAAAACCAAGGGGAATGACTTTCCGAACATGATTAAGCGGCTGAAGGCTATCGACGGCACAGCCGTTGATGTTGGCGTTCTGAATGGTGAGCATAAATGGCTTGCATCCATACACGAGTATGGATGCGATATAGCCGTCACTGACAAGATGCGGGTGTTCTTGCATAGTCAGGGCTTGCACCTCAAAGCCACCACGACGCACATCCATATTCCGGAACGTTCCTTCCTACGCACCGGCTATGACAAGAATGCGGGAAAGGTAAAACAGAAGATAAACCAGATGCTTGCTGACGTGGCGAGCGGCAAAATGTCTGAGAGCACCCTCTATGAGGCTGCCGGGGTGGAGCTTGCGGGTGCCATTAAGAACTATGCTGTTGAGCTGAGTGCACCACCTGACCATCCGTTCACAGTGGACAGGAAAGGCAGCAGCAATCCACTCGTTGATAACGGCGACATGATCGGCGGCATCACATGGAGGAAAGCCAAGTGAGCAGACAATACTTTGATTTTTCCAGCCTGATTCTGGATTACTCGAACGCATTTACAGTCGTCACCTACACGGACGGCGGCTATAATGCTGCTGGTGACTGGGAAGACGGGAAGGAAACACGCACCGAGTATACGGGCGCGATTATCGCCTTCAAGGAAAGCAAAGTGTTCCGCTCTGAGGGGAAAATCACTGCGCAGGATAAGCGCTTGTTCATGCAGCAGGCGCTTCCTGCAGCGCTCATGGGTGCGGAAGTGGTTTACAAGGGGCAGAAGTACATGATTGAATCCGAGCTTGAAAATGCCGAATTCACGGGCGTGTACAGCTACTTTCTGCGATATGTCAGTGTCTTCGGGGAGGAAAACGCTAATGCTTGACCTGAACAAAATGCGGACAACTGTCGCGCAGGGGCTGAAAGAATACCTCGGCGTACCGGTGATTCGTGGAAATCAGACTGCCAAAGCACCCGTCTATCCATATGTCACCTATAACCTGACGACACCCGAATCAGCAAACAACGGTACATACCAGCAGCATGAGGACGGAGTTGACCGTCTTATGGTACGCAGTATTTGGAGCTTGTCTTTCCTATCCAAGGACTTTGACGAGAGCATACTGTTTGCCACCAAAGCGCGGGAGTGGTTGCTACATACTGGGCGCGTATGGCTTTCTGACAACGGAATCACCGTGCAGAGCGCAACCGACATCACAAACAGGGACAATATTCTGACGGTTGAGTACGAAAGAAAAAATGGATTTGATGTTGTCTTCTATGTTTATGATGAATCGGAAAACCCGTTGAAAACGACGGGCATCATCGAGAGCGTTGACATCGCTCATAAACTGGATACCTAAACAAGGAGGAATAAATCATGGCTTACGACGTGAAGGTAAACATTGACCTCGCCAAGCCCGTTGGTCAGCTCGGTTTCGGCGTTCCGCTGATCCTTGTTGAGAATGCGGAGAAAGATGTAGCGTATACCGAAGTCTCCAACACCGAAGAGATTGTGTCGGCTGGCATCAGCAACACGAGCGTTGCTTATAAGGCTGCGCAGCTCTTGTTCTCCCAGACGAACTCGCCCAAGACGATTGCTGTCTGCGCAGCGACTGCTGCGGCGACTGCTGCTCTTGCAAATACCATGCTGACCGACAAGGGCTGGCGGCAGCTCATTGTTGTGACGGACGGCGAATCTCCCAGCACTCCTGCCGCAATCAGCACGCTGGTTGAGGCACTGGATGGCAAGATGTACTTTGCCAATCTGCCCGTGGACGATAAAACCAGTATCACCGTTTCTGGTCTGCGCCGGACTGTGCTGTTCTATTGCACGCCCACGGACGATTACCCCGTCCCTGTCGCAGCACTTGTCGGCAATACCGCTGGTCTCTCTGCTGGCAGCTTCACCTACAAGAACATGGTTCTCTCCGGAATCAAGCCGCAGGACTTGACGGATTCCGAGATTGAAGCCATTCACAAGAAGGGCGGCATCACCTTCGTAACGAAAGCCGGTGACAATGTTACCAGCGAAGGAAAGGTTGCTGGCGGTGAATATATCGACATCATCGACAGTGAAGACTATATCATCCAGCAGCTTGCCTACAAAACCCAGAAGGTGTTGAACAACACGAAGAAGGTGCCCTATGACAACAACGGCATCGCCTTGCTGGAAAGCGTGGCAGCGGACGTGTTGCAGGACGCATATAATCAGGGCATGATTGTCACCAACACGGACGGCACTCCCGGCTACACGGTTTCCTACGCCATGCGCGAAGACACCAAGGCAACCGACCGTGCCAACCGCAAGTACCTCGGCGGCAGCTTCTCTTTTGCGCTGACCGGCGCAATTCATGAGGTCGAAATCACCGGCGAGATCACTGTTTAAGGAGGCAAACGAATATGGCTATCAATGTTACTGTCTATGACGCAAAGGATACGTCCGTCATTGTCAATAACACCTATATTACCGGTCTTGGTGAAGACATGATCTCCATCGAAAAGGACGAGGATTTTTTCTCCACGTCTGTCGGTGCGCAGGGCGATGTGGTGAAATCTCAGACCAACAATACCCTTGGTACCGTTACGGTCTATGTGCAGCCCACCAGCCCGCAGAAGCATTTCTTGATGGGGCTGGCAAAGTTGTCCGACCCCTTCCCGCTGTGGTGTGTCAACAAGAAACTGGGGGAACGCTCTGGCGGCACGATGGCTTCCCTCAAGTCCTTCCCGGAAATCTCTCGCGGCGCGGAAGCTGAAGACATGGAGTTTGTCTTTCAGGTGTTCGACCTGACGGTTGAGTAATCTATTCAGCCGGGGAGCAAAAACGCTCTCTGGCTTTCAATAAAACGACTTAAAAACATGAGGAGGAATATCAAAATGGCTGACAGCAAGTTTTATCAGGTGAAGAAGACGATTGGCGGCAAGGAGTACATTGCGCAGTTTGGCGGCATCTCTGTCGCACTGAAAGCGGTGGATGCTTCCTACATCGAGGGTACGTCTACCACCAGCGTGGAGAAGCTGGCTGAGTACCTTTTCCAGCACGTCATTGTCGAGCCGAAGGGTCTGACCCCTGATGACTTCGATACTCTGGACGAGTTCAATGAGGTCGTTTCTTTCGCTCGCGGTGTGATGCAGGGCAGTTTTCGAGCCGAAGCTGACGCAGACGCAGCTAAAGCAGCGGGCAAAAAGTAACTGGAACTTATGGCGGCTGGTTCTGTCTGATCGCGGCTTTGACTTTCAGACGGTGTTTGGTAAGCCCTTCATGTCGCCTAATGATGTGATGGAGGCAAACTACGCGCTGGACATGCAGATTGAGGCGGAAAAACGCGCAGCGAAGAAGAAGCGGTGAGCATGGCTTGCCGCTTCTTCTTACTGCCCTAAGGGGGGATGATTATGGGAGTTGTGCGCGAAGACGTTGTGAGAATGGTGTTCGACATCGACTTTGCCGAACTCACCAGATTAACAGGCGCACTGGATGAAATCAAGACCATTTTGACCGGTGGAATTGGCGGTGATGCTTTCGATGAAATGGCAGACGAGAGCAGGCAGGCAGCGAGAGGCATCAACGAAATCAGAGACAGCGTAAATAGGATTAACCCAGACGGAATTGATGATACTGTCGACAGTTTGAGAGATACCGACCGCGAAGGTGAAGATGCCCATAAGCAGCTCAAAAAGATAGCCGAGCAAAAATTCAACAAAACTGTTTCCGGTCTGAAATCCATCGGAAAGACACTGGGCAAGGTTGGCGTTGAGGCTGGTAAACTTCTTGCAAAAGGCATAGCTGCAGGCGCGGCAGGCGCTGGTGCTCTGGTCGCAAAATCCATTACGAATTATGCAGACTATGAGCAGCTTGTCGGCGGCGTTGATACGCTGTTCAAGGATAGCTCCGGCACGGTGCAGATGTACGCTGATGATGCTTTCAAAACAGCTGGCATGTCTGCAAATGACTACATGGAAACAGTCACGTCTTTCTCTGCTTCCCTGATTCAATCGCTTGGCGGGAATACGGGAGCGGCGGCTGAATTGGCGAATACGGCAATCATTGATATGTCAGACAACGCCAACAAGATGGGCACAGATATATCCAGCATTCAGGACGCTTATCAGGGGTTTGCAAAGCAAAACTACACTATGCTCGATAACCTTAACGCAATGGGGGCGCTCGCCGCATAAATGAAGGGCGATGCGCGAATCTTCTCTGATTGACTTGGAACTCCCGGCGGGGACAACAGGGCGCAAGGGTAATGCCAGCGTGAACGACTAAGTGAGAAGACACCCGCGAGGGTGAAGCGATAGTCTGAACTGCACCGATAACGCAATCAATGGATGAAAGTGCAGATAACACAGTGCAAATTGGGCTATGGTGGCACGCAGGAAGAAATGAAGCGGTTGCTGAAAGATGCAGAAGCTATTTCTGGCGTGAAATACGACATTTCTTCCTACGCGGATATTGTCAGTGCAATCCATGTGATTCAGGAAGAGATGGACATCGCAGGCACTACTGCGAAGGAAGCCAGCGAAACCATCAGCGGTTCATGGTCTTCCTTGAAAGCTGCATGGAGCAACACCTTGACCAGCTTGATTCTGGGCGGTGACGATTTTGACCGTTGCCTTGAAAACCTGATTGAATCCGCAAAAACATTCGGCAAGAATATCATGCCTGCGTTGCTGAAAGCCCTTGAAGGCGTTGGCAAGTTGATTGAGGCTTTTGCTCCAATCATTGAGAAAGAACTGCCGACAATCGTCGAAACGCTTCTTCCTCCGCTGATTAAGGCGGCTACGGCTCTTGTGAAGGGGCTTATTGTTGCGCTTCCCGGCATCATCAGCACACTCGTCGGAGAATTGCCTTACATCTTGCAGCAGGTCTGGGAAGGCATTTCCGAGGCGTTCGGTGACATTCCCGGCATTGACAAGGTTGGAAAATTCTTTACCAAGCTCAAAGACCTCATCACAGAGAATACAGCCCTTATCAAAAAAATCATTCCCGCCGCCCTTGGTCTCGTGCTTGCAATTAAGCTGTTTAACAAAATCAAAGGAATCAGCAGTCTGTTCGGCGGAGGTGGCGGTGCTGGCGGCGGATTCTTTTCTGGTCTGGCGAAGATGAACCCGAAGACTGCGCTGAAAGGCATCCTGAATCTTGCCATCATCCTTGGCGGTTTGAGCCTTCTTGCCGCTGCGCTGATGGCTGCCGCGCCTTACATGGCACAGTTATCAGACTTGCAATCCATCGCGAAAGTTCTGCTCGTCATCGGTGCCGTTGGTCTGATCGGAACTGCAATGGCAGAGCTGGCTGGTAAAGTTGGCAGTATCCCTGTTGCAACGGTACTGAAAGGCGTTGCAAATATCGCAATTGCCCTCGTCGGGTTTGGTGCATTGGCGGCTGTCCTCATGTGGCTTGCCCCGTACATGGCGCAGCTTTCCGATATTGGAACAACGGCGAAGATTCTTCTCATTATTGGCATGACAGCCCTTGTTGGTGCTGGTCTTGCTGGTCTCGCAGGTCTGATTGGCGCAATCCCTATTACGGCGGTACTGACAGGGCTTGCCAATATTGCACTTGCACTGGGAGGCTTTGCAGGCATTGCCACGGCATTCGGTGCGCTGTCGAAAGTAGAAGGTTTCACCGAACTGATGAGCAGCGGTGGTCAAGTGATGGCTGACATCTGCCGAATCGTTGGTGAAATGGCTGGCTCGCTGATTGGCGGCATTGGTGAAGGAATCACTGCTTCGCTTCCAGCCATTGGCGAAAACTTGTCTTCCTTTGCAACTTCGATTCAGCCCATGTTTGAAACGTTCAGCGGCGTGGATACAGCAAGCCTGTCCGATTTTGCAACGTCATTCGCAACATTTATTGCCGTAATTGCAGGGGAAAAAATCGTTGGTCTTATAACAGGTGGAATTGACTATGCGGGTCTTGGCACAAAGCTAAGCAGCATGGCGACGGGGTTGAGTGGATTCTTCACCACTATCATGACCCTCCCGGACGGCTGCTTTGAAAAGGCAACAGCACTCTTTAACTGCTTGGCTGGTATCAGTGCTATGCCGAAGGAAGGCGGCATTGTTGGCTGGTTCGAGGGTGAAGTTGACTATGCGAAGATGGCAACCGGTCTGAACCAACTGGCAGGAACTGCTGGAGCATTTGCTACATTCCAAAGCATCCCCGAAGAAGCCTTTACCGCTGCAACCAATCTATTTAATTGTCTGAATGGCATCGGTCTGCTTCCTAATAGCGGCGGCGTTGTGCAATGGTTCACGGGCGAGGTGGACTATACAGGAATTGCAACCGGTCTGAATGCGCTGGCTGGAACAACCGCATTCTTTGCGGCAGTGCAGGCGATTCCAGCAGAGGCATTCACGGCGGCTACGAACCTGTTCAACTGCCTGTCTGGAATCGGAGCTCTTCCGAATTCTGGCGGCATCATGCAGTGGTTCACCGGTGAAGTGGACTATCAGAGCATTGCAGACGGTGTTGCGATCCTTGGCGGTGCCAGTATGATGGCAGCACTTACCGCAATCACAGGTATTCCAGCGGAGGCATATACCAGTCTTTCAGCGCTGTTTGACGCGCTGGCAGGAATCAAGCAAATGCCCGAACAAGGCGGCATCTTCGGCTGGTTCACAGGCGACAGTACAACCGGGCTCACTAATGTTGCGGGGCAACTCCCAGGCGTTGCGACAAGCATTGCGTCCTTCTTCACTAATCTTGGTGGAATCACTGACTTCACGCCAATCAAGTCGCTGTTCGACACATTGAGCAACATCAAGATTGATTCCGATGCTGCAAGCAAAGGCTTCCTTGGTCTCGGTTCAAGCCAACTTGAATCAATGGGCGCAGGGCTGTCGAGCTTTGCCACGAATGCGGAAACGTTCTTCACGAAGATTAATAATCTAAAACTGTATAAGCTGAAAGGTTTCTTTTCGGAACTGAGTACAGTTGGTGAATTGCCAACTGCACTCTCAACGCTTGACAGCACGGTCGGAACGAATTTGAGCAATCTTGTCACGACTGCCGAAACAAGGCTGACGGAGTTGAAAGGGAAATTTTCTGATAAACTGGGCGAAATCGTAACACTGCTTGAGCTCACGGCAACCGCCATGTACAGCTCAGGCGAGGCAATCATGGATGGCGTGAACAATGGCATGGAATCCAAGCGCAGCACACTGGTTGCAACGGCTCAGTCTATCGCTCAGGCGATTCAGGATGCATTCGATGTTAAGATGGACATCAGTTCGCCTTCCAAGGAAACGTACAAGTCTGGCGTATTTGTCGGTGAAGGCTACAACCTCGGTATGAAAAGCAAGATTCCCGACCTAAAGGCAACTGCTGCGGATTTGGGGTCTGCGTCTATCCCGTACAGCAGCCGTTACAGCCCAGAATCCGAAGGAAGCACTGTTACAAACAACAGCACGACAAGCAGCGAGTACACGACCATTGCTCCGGCTTTCAACCTGACTATCAGCGGAACACAGGATGACAGAGCGACGGCGCGGAGGGTCAAGCAGTGGGTGAACGAGTCCATGCAGGAATTCTTCGCAAGCCTTGACCGAAAAAATACTGTTATGCGGGAGGTGTAAGCGTGGCAATTCTGAATGGCTTGTATATTCATGTCACTGAGGAAAGCGCGGAGCGGGAGGTCGATGCGACCTCCCACCCCGTTGAGCAAGGTGTTCCGACAACGGACACGGTGAAAGCCAAAGCACTCTCTATTTCGCTTTCCGGCAAAATTGTTGACTACGGCAACATGAAGGCGGCGCAAGTCCTTTCCCAAATAAAAGCATGGCAGGAAGCCGGTTCTCTCGTCTTATACAAGGGGCGAAACACGGCTTCCTCCATGCAAATCAAGTCTTTTCAAACATCCCATCCGAACACCAATCACGGCGGCGCAGACTTTTCCATGACGCTGACGCAGGTGCGCATTGCCAAAAGTGCATATACGCCGAAAAAGGCAAGCGACAAGGAAAAAGAAGAAGCAGCCAAGAAAAATGTCGAAATCAAGGTTGGGTCAATTGTGCTTTTCAAAGGCGGAAGCGTGTATGTTGCCTCAGATGCAAAGAAAGCAGCTGCTACACGCGGACGATCTACTTGCAAGGTGACGAAAATCGGCACAGCATCTTGGTCGGTTCACAAGTACCATCTGATTTCAACCGATGGCGGCATGGTGTATGGCTGGGTGGACAGAAGCAACATTGATGGATGCGTTTCCACAGGTACAAGCGGCACAACCAACGCTGGAACACAGCAGATAAAAAGCAACAAAACAAGTGCTACGACTGGCAATGCTACTGGAAAAATGTACCCAGTCTATCACAAAGTCAAAAGCGGCGACACAGTCTACAAACTTGTAGTGCAGTACAGTTATTTGGGCAAGTCTGTTGGCTGGGTTATCAGCAACAGCCCGAACGCTTTTTCAAAGCCGGGAAATGCGACAACGTTGAAAGTCGGTGCTTATCTTCTGATGGGATACAAGCAGTAAAGGGGGAATGTAAATGACTTCGCCGGATGTATTGGAAATCAACAAGGACTTGCTGCCGTACACGTGCAACATCCAGCTTGCTGGCGAGATATTTACATTGCACTTCAACTACAACGCGACGGCAGAACTTTTCACGATTGACCTTTACCGGGACAATGAGCTAATTTGTGCAGGAGAGCCAATTGTGTACGGCAAGCCGTTATGGAGCGATGTATATAGGGCTGGTATTTTTCCCGCAGTGGAGATTATCCCGAAAAACCCAAGCGGTGGAAGCAATGCTGTGACCTTCGATAATTTGGGGCAGACGGTTCTGATGATTGTTGACAACGGAGAGGGGGAAGCATCTGGTGAATGACGCATACTCCAAGGCTGTTATGCAAAGTCATGACAGCAAGCTAACTTCAGCTCTGGTTAAGGCGTTTGAGACATGGAAGGAACCCTATGACATTCGACCAGACGGTGTGTTTGGGAGCATTGCTATCGTCCGAACCGGTCAAGTCACAATCAACTCGGAAACGCTTGACTTGGAGTTTACAGTTCCATTCGATGATGACCTTGAACCGAATGAAGCAGAAATCATCGTCTATAACCTGTCCGACAATACGATTAAGCAACTCAAAAAAGGCGCGGAAATCTCTATCGAAGCAGGCTACAAAGGCGACACAGGGATTCTCTTCAAAGGGTACATCTCAAAAGTAAAAACAAAGCATGATGCTGTGGACAAAGCGACGACCATCTACGCGATGGACGACATCAAAGACCACAGCATCGAAAGCATGTCCTTTGCAGCGAACTCCCAAGCAAGCTATATTCTGAAAACACTGATTGAGAAAACTGGGATTCCGGTCGCGGTATTTAGTCCTCGAAGGGATTACACCTATAAAGATTCGCAGACGGTTGACGGCGACTTGATGGAAAACATCAAAAAATACGCAGAAGTCTGCGGCATATCCGTTTATGTCAGCAAGGGGAAAATCTATGCTCGGTACATCAAGGAGGGGGATAACCTGAATTTTGATGTATCTGTCGAGACCGGCATGATTGGATCGCCAAGCGACTACGAGGAAGAAATCACCGCCGAGGACTATACGGATACAATTGACGGACATGAGGTTGAAATGCTGCTTCAGCATCGCCTTTATGCAGGTGCGATTGTCAAGCTGACAAGCAAGAATGCAACCGGAACATTTCGGGTGTGTAGCGGCGAACATCGCTTTTCGCCAGATGAAGCTGTTACCGTTGCAAAAATGTACTGATAGGGGGTGATAGCGTGGGCAGCATGAACTTTGTCAATTCAGCGATTGAGAAGAAGCTGATGGACTTGCACTGCGGATATATCGGTAAAGTAATCTGGACGGATGGAGTGACAGCCAAGGTGCAACCGCTTGGTCTTATGAAAGAAAACGATGGGGTCGCAAAGACACAAGCCGTCGTTTCCGATGTGCCGGTTGCGTGCCGATACAAAATCAAGGAACAAACTATCACATACCTTGTTAGCGCGGATGGGGAAAGAAACAGTCAGAAGATTGCTGTGCCTGTACAGATTGAGAAAGGCGACCTTGTAGCCTGCATCTGCGCGGACAGGGACATCACCGACGCACGGCGCGGTGGAAATTCGCTTCCCCCAGCTGGTCGCCATAGCATTTCAGACAGCATTATTGTCGGCATTCTTTGATGGAGGGGACGGATTGCATGAAGGGCTTTGCAATGGACGAAAATGGGGATGTGCTGATTGAAAACGGTGCAATTAGCCTTGCCGTTGGCGACAATCTGTTGCAGCAAAAGGTCTGTGCGGTGCTGCGCACCAACCTGAAAGAATGGTTCTTCGATTGGGAACAAGGGGTTGATTTCGATAATCTGCTTGGCAAGAACGTCGGTGATGAACTTGCGCGCTATGAGATTGAACGTGGTCTTCATCAAGTGGACAGCACGTTCAATCTCACGGAATTTGCCTATACTGCGGATTATTCTGCCCGCATAGCGAAAATCGTGTTCAAGGCACGCAATGCAGACGGCGAAGAAGTGGGAGGTGAAATTGCATGGGATTAACAGAGAAAGGCTACCAGAGACGAAATTATGCGGAAATTCTGGAGGCAAAAATCCAGCGAGCGAAAGAACTTCTTGGCGAGGACATTGACACGAGCGATCAGTCTGTACTGGGCAAGTATCTTCGAATCAACGCATACGATCAGGCTATTGCAGAGGAAGAAATCGAGAAAGTCTACTATGCACGATTTCCGAACACGGCATCCGGTCAGAGTCTCGACCGTCTGCTCATCTTTGCAGGTATCTCGCGCAACCCCGCGCTGTCTGCCGTATACAGTGTCAGAGTGAAGGGAACAGCAGGATATGTTATTCCAGCTGGCTTTCTTGTCTCAACCGACACCGAACTCACCTACTGGACAACGGCTGAAAATACAATTGGGAACGACGGCACTTGCCTTGTACAGGTGAGCTGCACGGAAGCTGGAACAATTGGGAACATCGCCAGTGCGACAGCCATACACAGAATCGTAAATCCGGATGCAAGCATTGATAGCGTGGAGGGCGTGAGCCTTTTGATTGCTGGTGCGGATGAGGAAAGCGACGCTGACCTCCGTCTGCGTTTCTCTGCTGCCGTTGAAGGCACAGGCAGTTGCAATGAAAATGCCATCAGGTCGTCCGTGCTTCGCGTCCCGACTGTGAAATATGCTGAGGTCATTGCGAACAACGAAGACACGGAAGATTCAGAAGGTCGCCCGCCGCATAGCTTTGAATGCTACGTTCTTGGCGGTGATGGGTACGAGCAGGAGATTGCATCAGCAATTTTCGACAAGCGTCCTGTCGGCATTAAGACGGTTGGCGATAAGGCAGTCACTATCACAGATGTAACCGGATCAGAGCGGGTGGTCAACTATTCCCCCGCGCCGCGTGTTGGCATTACGGTAAAGGCAAAAATCAAGACAACAACATCTTTCCCAGACGATGGAATTGTGCTGGTTCAGCAGAACATTGCCAATTACATCAACGGACTTGGTATTGGCAATTCGCTTGTGTTGTCCTCCATCTACGGACATATTTACGGAGTTGTAGGCGTTGCGGAAGTTACAATACTGCAATTGTCCACTGATGGTGGAAACACCTACAGCACCGAAAATGTTTCTGTTCCGGCATATGGCGTTGCAGTGTGTGCGAATGTGCATGTGGAGGTGGTTGCGTAATGGTTACGCAATTTATCCGCGATAAGCCGGAGCAGAATCTTCCAGACGCATATCGCAAGAATTCCGACTCTAACAACGCGAAACTGCTTGGCATTGAATGTGACGCAGTCCGTGCGTTAAGCGATGCAGTAAACGCCATCTATGACAGTCTGGACATTGACAAGGCATACGGCAAAACGCTTGATCTGTACGGCGATATGGTCTCGCAGGCGAGAGGAAAAGCCACGGATGAGCAGTATCGAATCCTGATTAAAAACCAGATTACTCGGAACTTCTGTAACGGGGACTATAACAGTTTGATGAGTGCGCTCTGCGTAACGTTTAACTGCAATCCATCGGATATTTCGCTTGTAGAGCCAGAGGAGCCATGCAGACTGAGGGTCGAAGGACTGCCAATCGCGAAACTTAACGAGAGCAACATCGACATCACCACAGCAATTCTGATTGTTCAGAACCTTGTCCCTGTTGGTGTGCAGCTCGAATCTATCAGTTTCTCCGGTACTTTCGAGTTTTCCGGTGGAACGACGTTGGAGTATGACGCGCAGAAGGGCTTCGCGGACGACGCACAGTCAATCGGTGGATACCTTGGGCTTGTTGGCGGTAGCACCCCCAACTCGTCTGGGCAAACTCCCAGCCTTTACACTGCGGTTCTGGGGAAGGCATCTATTGGTCGAATGATTCTGGGCAAAAGCAAAGAAGGAGGAAAAGACGATGGACTTTAACAACAAAGCTCCTGATTGGAGCGCACCGGGTGTTGAACCGCCTGCTTCGCTGAAAGAACAAGGGTTTGAAGCAGGATACAAGCCGCCTGCGTCGTTCTTCAACTGGTTCTGGACGCGCGTAAGCTTTTGCCTGTCCGAACTGCAAAACAAGCTGTCTGGACACGCCGACAGTAAAAGCAATCCGCATGGTGTTACGGCGGCACAAATTGGACTTGGGAAAGTCAACAACACGGCAGACAGTGAGAAGCAGGTTGCATCAGCCAACAGAGCCACATCAGCCGGAAAAGTTGATAAAAGCATGGTCGTTCGATTCAATGGCGGCGCATCCGAAGGAACGAGCATGTGGACATTCAACGGTTCCGCAAGCAAGGACGTGAATATCACAGCAACGAAAATCGGAGCAGCAGATACCACGCTTTCCAATGTCAGCTCGGAAACACTTGCCGCGAAATTGGCAGACGCAGGTGGCAGTGGGGCACCGATTGTTGCGGCAGCCTCCACCGATGGCGTGACATATACTGCAACCGTAAAAGGCGTGACGGAGCTAAAAAACGGTCTGACGATTGTGATTGTTCCAAACATCGCAAGCACATCTACTGAAATCACGCTGAACGTCAACAGCCTTGGCGCAAAGACTGTCCGCATTCCGCTCAGCTTCAATACGGCTGCTATGACAAGCCCCGGAAGCGCGTCCTTCTTTGCTGCTGGGAGACCCGTCACTTTACAATACGATTCCGCTTATGCCAACATCGGCACTTGGAAGACAGTGGACAAGCAGCGCGCTTCTGCGCAGGACTTGTATGGAATCGTGCCAATTGCAAGCGGCGGCACAGGAGCGGAAACAGCTGCGGCAGCACGAGAAGCACTTGGTGTCACACTGGAGAATCTGGGAGACATTATCATCAGCGAAACGACACCGGCGACTGTCGCAGATGGCAAGTGGTATCTCATCAAGTCGGAGGTGTAAGCTGTGGCGAAAATCAAAGTGAGCGTTGATGATTTAAGCCTCGCTTCGACATACAGTTGTATACAGGAGTTCGAGGAAGGAACAGGAGCACTCATCAACCGCTATACAACCAGCGCTACAAAGGATGTAAAGAGTGTTACCTTCGCCTTTGAACTGCCGTCTGCTTCCAAGGTTCGGCGTGCGACAGTGTACGCAACGCTGAGTAATTCGGCTTTTGCCGCCGCTGTCTGTACAATCAACGGGATGCGATGCTCTTATAAAACAACAGCCGCTGTGCCTGTGGAAATTGAAGAAGGTGCTACCAGTATAACCGTGCCATTCGTTTTTCAGATTATGCCGGTTCTCCATACAAATCACGGTACGGTTGAGAAAACCAATCACAGGAGCGAGGTTACGTTCTCTGATGTGTATCTGCTCATCGAGACAGTAGACAATTGCATCCTCCACGCGGAAAACGGGGAGCTTGTCCCGTACCAGCTTTACCATGCCGAAGGCGGCATCCTTGTACCATACCAGTTTCAACGCGCTGTGGATGGCGCTCTTGTCCCATATGGCGGATAACAAAGGAGGATGATACCCATGAACTTGTACCAATGGTTGTGCTTGCTGAGTGTGCCTGCCCTGCTGCTGGCAGGTCTTAAGTACCTTTTGAACCAGATCAAGGGTGTGAGGATGGGCGTGAAAGCCCTGCTCCGAGCAAACATGATTTCCGAATATGAAACATGGCATGAGCGAGGCTTTGCACCTATCTATGCCAAGCAGAACTTTGAGAATCTGTGGGTTCAGTATCACGCTATCAAAGGACCAAATGGCGTGATGGATGACCTCCACACGAAATTTCTGGAACTTCCCACCGAACGACATGAGAGCCTGCAAATAAAAAGTCAAGCCCCAAATGGGACTTGCTGCAAGGAAATTTGGC